CTATTTGCTTCTGAAATATGAGATACTTCAGTAATTCTTGATAGAGTTGGTACTGGTTTGATATTTAGATATCTCATGTGTTCTGTGAGACGATCTATCTGATCAAACATTGCTTCATAATGTTTTCCAAATAGCTTATGGAACTGATAAAAATCATCACCAACTACATTCCAGTGGTATACCCAAGTCTTTTGAAAAAGAACAAAAAGACTGGCCTGAGTATCTGAAAGTAGTTTAAAAAGTTTTTCCATTATACTCAAATACTTTTGAAGTATTTATGTATGGGAGATACTGGAATCGAACCAGTGACTTACCACTTGTAAGGAGGCCACTCTACCGCTGAGTTAATCTCCCTCACTCATGTTTAAATTTTTCTAACTTAATCCAATTGAGAAGGGTTTGAAATGAAGTTGCATTTTCTTCATTATGTTGAAGAGCTTCAATATAATATTCAAGTGCTTCAATAACCATTTCTCGGTCTTGTTGAGAAATTAAAGACATGATTACCTCATTTTAATGGAGGAAGCGGAATACCGGACTTGAACCGGTGACATCTAACTTGGAAGGATAGCGTTCTACCACTGAACTAATTCCGCATGAGACAATTATAAACTATATAGTCTTAATTGTCAAGTGCTCCAGAGAAGATTTGAACTTCCACGCTTTTTAAGGCGGCGGATTCTAAGTCCGCTGTGTCTACCGTTCCACCACTGAAGCTAATGAGTAGTGAGTGCCCACCACTCGCGGAAGACACTCTCCGCAACTGACGGGGGCGATCAAGTCCCCGACCTAAGAAATCTTAGGATTTAGTAAGGAAGACCCGAATATTTCCAGACCTTCCGACTCCCCCGGTAGGACTTGAACCTACAACCCCAGTGTTAACAGCACCGTGCTCTGCCAATTGAGCTACAAGGGAATATGTAGAGAAGGAGAGCTCTTGGGCGAACCCGCAGGATCACTTCTCCGATGGAAGATAGGAGACTTGAACTCCTAACCTTTGCCTTGCAAAAGCACTGCTCTACCAATTGAGCTAATCCCCCATTTGGTGGCGGGGGGTGGAGTTGAACCACCTACCTGAAGCTTATGAGACTTCTGTGCAACCGTTACACTTCCCCACTGTGATGGATTGAATGTGATACACCTCATAAGGATGTAACAGAGACTCAACCTCTATCAATGTATATAGTACCGTATTGACATTAAAATGTCAAGCGGAGAGAGAGGGATTTGAACCCTCGGTGAAATTACTCCCACACAGACTTTCCAGGTCTGCTCCTTAAGCCACTCGGACACCTCTCCAATATGAACATCATACCATAACTAAGGTAGATGTCAACACTCTCTGCAGGATTTGAACCTGCGACACATCGGTTCGTAGCCGATTGCTCTAGTCCACTGAGCTAAGAGAGTAGGCGAAGGGTCAGAGACTTGAACTCTGATCTTCGGTTTTGGAGACCGAGATGCTACCAATTGCACCAACCCGACATGGTATCCGTGAGAGGATTTGAACCTCCAACACCCACCCCCTCAAGGTGGTGCCTCTTCCAATTGGGCTACACGGATATACTGGGGAACTAGGCCTTGAACCTAGATTAACTCCTTCAAAGGGAGGTGTCCTGCCAATTAGACGATTCCCCATTGGAGTTCCAGGTTGGAATTGAACCAACGCATGGAAGTTTTGCAGACTTCCGCCTTACCACTTGGCTACTGGAACTTAAGCCCCCAGTCGGATTTGAACCAACGACCTACTCATTACTAGTGAGTTGCTCTACCACTGAGCTATAAGGGCGGGGTGTCGTATGAGAATTGAACTCATCTCCTCTGTTTCACAAACAGATGCCTTGACCACTAGGCTAACGACACATGGCAGTAGATGGATTTGAACCACCGACCATAGGAATATGAGACCCGTGCTCTGCCAAACTGAGCTATACTGCCATAAAGAAGGATAGTCAGTCCTCCTACCTTTATTCTCCTTGTCGGAATACTTGTCTTTACGGATTGACTAGATCCTAAAACTTTCTTCCTCAGATGGATTAAGGCTCACCAGAGTGGAACCGACAAGATTTGAACTTGTGACCGCTCGGTTATCAGCCGAGTGCTCTACCACTGAGCTACGGTTCCAATATGGGTTGCTGTCTCTTCCCTTTACCTTTCCCCAATTCGCATCCCCAAGAGACGGGGCAGGGGTAATTCCGACTTTTCACCCAATTCTGTCTAGACAGAAAAGGAGTGTTTCTCATATCGGGCAGCAACCCAAGAGGGAACAATCGGATTTGAACCGATAACACCATGATCTTCAATCATGTGCTCTACCAATTGGAGCTATGTTCCCAAGTCCAGATGAAAGGATTTGAACCTCCGACAACTCCGCCCCAAACGGAGCGCTCTACCAAACTGAGCTACACCTGGATAGTAGTCCTAACGGGATTTGAACCCGTGTCTTCACTGTGAAAGAGTGATGTCCTCACCACTAGACGATAGGACCACGCAGAGTAATCTAAAAGAATATTAGATTACCTGGAATATGGAGATAAATCTCCAACGACCCTAACGGGATTTGAACCCGTGATACCACCGTGACAGGGTAGCGTGATAGACCACTTCACTATAGGGTCAAGAGCACAATCCACTACCAATGGTATCATTGGGCAGATTATGCAGTGAGAGAGGAGGGAATTGAACCCCCGATGGTTCCGATGTAAAAGTTTTACAGACTTCCGCCACACATATTGCCAACAGTAGCCACTCTCCCAGATAGGTTCAATTGAGTTACGGCACTGAGGAGCATTAGATCTCCCCCAAGAGTCCGTTTCAAGAGAACCTAATGGGTCTGGTGGGACTCGAACCCACGATATACTGGTTAAAAGCCAGGTGCATTAGCCGCTATGCAACAGACCCAAATGATATAGGATAAATATTCAGTTGTCTAGGTTCGGTGTGGTCTCTCTCGACCACTTGGCTAATGTACCACCGGCAAATCTCTGGGGGGAGGTTGGTGGACACTTAGGAAACTGTCACAGACAACAAAAAAGGGGAGGAAACTTTTGGTTTCTCTCCCCTTCTTTTGCTTTTATGGATTAAACATCTTACATATGTCTATCCATATCCGCAAACAGGGGAGCACCCTCAATATGCCAATAGCGGCAATCGAGAATGGTAAACTGTTTGGGCATTGGGTAAGACATTGTTTTCGACCTAAGTGTTATTATTTATAAGACTTTTTTGTTAAAAAGTCAAGCGTCTCAGGAGGGACTTGAACCCCCGACCAACTGCTTAGAAGGCAGATGCTCTATCCAACTGAGCTACTGAGACATGTTTGTATGTAGTTATTATAGTGGGGGAAGGGTTTTCTGTCAACCCCTCCCTCCTATTCTATTGTATCAAACCTCTACCGTGATCAGTCGGTTGGCATAATCATGAGCATACGAAGTGCGAGCACCATGATGCCCCCAACCAATCCAACTATACGCATAGTCCATGTAACGGTGAATGGATTTTCCAGGAGTTTTCATCCTACTTTCAATCTCTTTCCACTGGACTTCATTCGTAAGATAACGAAGTTGCGTGTGAAGTCCTGATGGCGAACCACCATACTTCTTAGCAAAATCACCCAATCCATAATATCTGTTGGCAGATGTCCATTGAATCAGTCCGTAACCACGACCGCAATTACTCCAACTGGTTCTACTACCACCTTCACAAATGTTAGGAACAAAAGTTGATTCCTGACGAATGTTACCCATGATGGTAGCAAGGGCGTTTCTGTCTTTAACTCCAATGTCCTGGAAATATTCCAGGGCAACATTTTCATTTTCATTACACCCTTTACAAATTAGCCTTTTCTCTTTTGACTTTTCTGGTGCAACCTCTCGGATTGCTGTCTTTGATGTAGGCTCCTCTTGAATAATAGAGAATGGTGGAGGACCACTCGCAGGGGGAGGAGGAAACACTTGAGGCAGTGATGCCGTATTGGTTGTAACCATTGCTACTAGAGGAACGGCTACTGTAAAGAAATTTTGCATTTAAATTAATTGAACTCTACATCCCAATAGAAAGGGGGTACACCACCCCTCTCGGGGGGCACTTTCCTGGGCTCTAATTGTCACTTCAAACTCTCATTATAAGAAAACCCACATAAGTGGGCTTTTGTCATTATAAGTTTTTATTTAGGTTTTGTCAATTACTCAAGATTCTGAAACCAACATCGTTTCACGAAACTCCTCATAAACCGCGCAGGCACTCATATAATCTCCCATTTCTGCAAGATAATGAAGTCGGTCAATAATACTATCCTTAAGATCTTCAGTGTTGTCAATGAGATGATGTTCCATGAAAGTAATCCTTCCTGTAGTAACGACCAAGTACTGGGCCATAATACCGATGGCATCAAGGATTGTCAAGGGCTTTTTGAAAATAATCTTTTCTAAAATACCTTGAAAGTATATTTGAATTATAATATTTTGGAATTCCGTCAGACATAGATTCTGTAAGAACATTATTTAGAAACAATTGACGAGTTTCTTCATAATTTGTCTTACCTACAGAATCATGTAAAGAAATTATTGTTCTTTTGAACTTATCTTTTCCTAATCTTTTGATATCATCTTTGAGTTCTGGACAGGATCCGTAATACTTTTTCCAATCAGACTCCTGTTTAGATCTTCGAGTTGCACCCTTTTTCTTACGGAAGCTCCAGAAATACTTTCTCCCAAAGTAACTCCGATTATTTTCAATGCAGTCAATACGATAAACAAAACCAAAATGATCTTGAATATGATCAGACTCAAAAACCTCTCCATTGTATGTCCAAGGGTTTTCATAGCTCATAAAGCTTTTAAAATTATATAATTTTTATTTAGTCACAACCCTCAAGTATCTTTTGTTCATTAATAAATTTAATTAATCTTGCAGCCCAGTACTTATGGTATTCATCGGGATAATGCCCACTCCATCTAGATTCTTTTTGGTAATTTTTCCAATTTGGATGGTTACTAGCAACTCCCCAAAAAGAGTACAATGATGACATCAAAGGTGCATCTATATTAACATCATAGTCTGTTGTTAGATTTGAATGATGCCCATAGTAATTTTTTTTACTTATTAATTTCCAATCTCCAGTATACCAATCAAAACTACTATGAAATAAAAAAGGAATATTATATCTTTCGCATATTGATTGAATATGAAATATTTGATTTAATGCTTTTTCATGTAACATTTTATCATTATTCAATGATATGTAATGATGATAAACTGGTAAGTGTTTTTTAATTGATTTGTTATATGGATTATCTGGTTGATTTATAAAAAAATTTTTTGTCAAATGTTGGGAATAAAAATGTAAAGGACCATAAAAATTTTCATCCCAATTTTGTTCAAATTCTGAAGGAGTAGGTATTTCAATGTATGTCCTTGTCGCTTCACAAAAGTTGAATAGAATAAAAATTTTATCTTTATTAATTATTGATTTTTTAATCGCATCATTAAATCTTTTTAATAGCCAATCGTTACTACATCCAGCTTGGGAATAATTTTCATATTCAAATCCATAATACTTTGCAATATAACTCGGATAAGCTTTTGAATAACATTCATAGTTATATTGTTCTTCAATCTCTGCTCCAGCTGTATGGCTATCACCAAATGCTAATAAAATTCGACTCATAATAATTATTTGTAAATAAAAGGATCCCTCTTTTGCAACTCTTCTAATCTTTTTTCAAATTCTTTATTTTTTTTCCAACTAAAGATAAAATTTATAAATTTTTTAAGCATTAAAAGCTCTCGAGCTCACTGAGCCTTATTTATCCTTTGAACCCTGACAGAGTTATTATAGTCATAAAAAAGGGGGTTAGTCAACCCCCCAAAGTCATATTTTAATTGTTCTCAACGAACATTAGCACGATACCACTTCTCAAAATCCTCTCTACGCTTGTCACCTCTTGGTGGCATTGGAGTTCTTTCACCGCGAACATTTTCATACTTCTTATTTTCCTTTTCACCTTTTTCTGGATCACGCTGATAACCTTCGGTTTCTAACTCCTCTGGAAGAGAACCACTTCTTAATCTTGAAGGTGGTCTCTTTGCCATTCTGCGTTCAATCTCACCGTGTTTTCCCTTTGTTGGAGGTTCATAGGACATAGTTTTTGATTTAGCAAATCTCTTCTTATTTGCTTCAATTCTATCTCTTTCTTTTTGATGCTTCATGATTTCTGCTTCAGTAAGTTCAAGTTCCTGAGCATAAATCTCAGCAACTTCTTCCCAAGTATAATCAGAAAGATCGTAACCCTCTGCAATGAGTTCGTCAACCCAGGCTTCTAAATCTTCCTGGCGAAGTTTCTTTCTTCTTTGTTTCTCCATTTGTTTTGGAGAAAGATTAGCACCTTTTCCACGATTAGCAGAAGGATCCCATCTTGGACCTGGTTCAAATTCTATTCCCTTCTTACCAGCAAACATCTTGATGCGTGCTCTTGTACCATCATCTGTTTTTGATACTTCATCAAGTTGTTCAATCTCCTCAAAAATACTTACCATCCACTCTTCACCCATGTTTGCGATAATAGAGATTGCAGCCTCATTAGTATCTGCATAACCTTCTGCAACTAAGTATTCAAGGACTTCTTCAAACATGTCCTTTCCACCCTTCTTGGGAACCTTTTCTCTGTCTTTTAATCTTTGGCGACCACCTTCAGCCCTTTCCTCTTGGGAAGCACCTGGGCGGAATTTACCTAACATCAATCTGCCATGTACTTCAGATTCAGTTTCTGGTCTTCCTCTTTTCTTGTCTGCTTTACGTTTTTCAGATTCAGCAGAAAGAGCTTGTAAACTGGTATATCTACCTTCATCAATTACCTTTTGAATCCACTTCTCCATCTTCTCATTGATGTCAACTTCTTCTTTTGTCATTTTCTTTCTTGCTGCCTTAACCTTATCTCTCAAAGGTTTTCTAACTCTTTCTCTACTATCTCTTGATTGTTGTTTAACGACAGATTCAAGATCATCTTCATCTTCGTCCTCATCATCCATATCACCAAGATGATGTCCATGTCTCATGGACATTGTACCACCTTTATCTTTTCTCTTTTCACTATCGGCTGGATGTCCGGTTTCCATTGGACCATGATCCTTTGAACCAGCCTTATAACCAGGATGACCCTTACCACCGGTGAGTTCCATAATGATGGACTCTCTCCACTCTTCACTCATGTTTGACATCATTACGAGTGCATTCTCTTCGGTTTCTGCATAACCTTCGTCAAGTAGATGACCTTTGACTAGATCAAAAATATCAACACCAGCAGCGAGATTTACACCCTTCTTAGCAAGGTCAAAACCAGTCTTTGCGGTTGATGGTGCAGGAGACTTAGGTGCAGGCATAGAAGACTTCATATCCTTCATAAGAGGATTTGTAGTTGCACTGGTTCCTCTTGTGCGATCTCTTTCTGCCTTTGCAGCAGCAAGTTTTGGATTTGCTTTAGCCCACTGATCCATTGCAGATCCTGCGGGTTTTGCAGGAGTTGGAGTTGCGGTTGGTTTTGGTGCGGCAGTTGGAGCAGGTCTTGGAGTAGAACCAGAACCACTAGATCCAGATCCACTAGATCCGGAACGACCGGAACCGGAACCTGATGGGGTTAAAGCTTTTCTTCCTCTTGCGATTATTTCAGCAGCAGTTCCACTTCCTTTAGCCATTGCTGCATCACCACCACCAGCTTTATATGCTTTATATTGATCTCCACTCAAATTCTTTTGAGTGTATGGTGATTTACTTGTGGATGTAGGAATATTAGAAACTCCTGGTTTTGCTGAAGAAGTTGCAGGTCCTCCTCCGGTCTTAACCCCCATATAAGTTCTTGGGCCAGATGTAGATCCACCAAATCCAAGATTTTTTGATGCGGATTTGCCAAGATTACTCATGGACTTATCCAATTGACTTGGTGTGTATTTTTGGGGTTTTCCAGAATCCCAAACTTCATCAACTTGCTCTACGCTTTCTTTAACGACTTCTTCACTGAGAACCTCGGGGGTCTCATGAACCTTTGCGTAGGCCTCCATGAGACCCTTAATTTCTTCTGCTCTCATTTTCCTGCAATAAAAAGTACTTTTATAATTCTATTTATTTATCTTCAGGTTTCCAGGAACAATCAGTTCCCTCAAAAACAGGAGAACACATTCTTATTGGTGGTGTAAGTTGTTTACAATCCTCTGAATAACATAAAGATTCATCGTTCTTTTCTTCAAGGTATTGTGGTTTATATTTTCTATCGGACTCTGAAATGATTCTATCATATTCTTTTGTTACATCTCTTATAGTCCTATCAACATCTCTACCAACTCTACGGTTTACTTTGTTAGGATCTTGTAGTATAATCTCATTAAGAATACCTTGCGGGAAATACTTTCTTTGAAGTTCGTCCAATAAGTCCCAAAGTCCATGTTCTGATACTCCTGTGCATTGTGAGAGAGTTGCAATTATAGTTGACACTACCACTCCGACTATAATTAGTTGTTTTTTATCTGGTTTCTTTTTACCAAATTGAAAATTGAATTGCATGATCTGAAATCATTCTATTAATAGTTATAATCATCAATAAATACAAAAATAGGGAAAGACTGAGGAAAATTAATGTCTAGACTCGGGATCAATACCGGTAGTAATCCTAATGATGGTCAGGGCGATCCATTGAGAATTGCAATGGGTAAAATCAATAGTAATTTTACCGAAATTTACAATATAATAGGTGATGGAAATAATTTAATAAGTTATGCAAGCACTGCAGGAATATCAACACTTGCAAGAAATTTAACTGGAAGTCCGAGAATTAATGTTAGTGGTATTTTAAACACTGGAATTACAACAACTGAACATTTAGAAGTCAGAAATATTACCTCATCCGGAGTAGTTACTGCAACTCAATTTGTAGGTGATGGGAGTCAACTTACAAATGTAACTGCCCTTATTGGTGGTTTGGAAATTTTAGATAATAATGTTAGAAAAGGAGTTGCAAGAGAACTTAATTTTGGAGATAATATTACATCAACTGGCCCAGATGGTGTTGGTAGAGTAACTATTGGAGTTTCTACTGTTATTTTAACTTCTCCCAATGGAACTAAGTATAAATTAAATGTAGACAATAGTGGAAACCTCACCACAACTTTGGTAACATATATTCCATAAATAAGCCGCCCAAATAATCTAGAACGATGAAAAGATTAGCACTTATCTTTTCGTTATTCTTTACTACTCCTGCTTTTGCTGGTGAAATCACATCAAAAATCACTGACTCTATTCAATTAAGCGTTCAGGGTGCAGCGGTACAATCAGAAAGAGTCGGTGCCTCATATGCAGTTTCAGGCACTAATATCAATGTAACAACTCTTGGAGGAGTTGGTGGAGCAGGTTCTTATGGCGTCAATACAAACGGACAAGCATTTACTTTCTCTGAAACATCAATTACTGCAGATGTTGATGTTACCTCTCAGTCGGCAGCTAATGGAACAATTGCTTCTCCCAACCTTTATGGCAACTCTACTACTCAGTTAGGTGGTTCTGCAGGTACTCTTGCAGGTACTCTGAGTGGAACTGGTGCTCCTACAGTCACTGCGGGGGGTCCTGGATCGACTGGTACAGCACAAAGAACAGTTGAGTTAAGCGTATTCAAGTGAGACACATAACTCTCGGACTGGTTGCAGTCTTGGGAGTTATAAGTCCCTCATATGCTGGACCAGTAACTCCCAACTTCACCAGTGGGACCATCACATCAGAAACTAAAACTCGTACTGAAGTTGTAGAAACTATCAGGCAAATAGAGTATTCTACTGGAACATCTTACACAGTAACTGGCACCAACATCAATATACCAGGAACTCCTGCTCCTGGTATGAATTACACAATTCAAACTCAAGGTGCTCCATTCCAATTTAGTGAGACTTATCTGACTCCTGGAGTGGCAAAGGAAACATGGATAGACAGAAAAACAACAGAAGATTCTATAACAAATACCATATCAGTCTTTACACAGTAGTCTTTCTTTTACTGTTGACTTTGACTGGATCAAACAGATCCAAAGCAGAACAAGCCCCATCAAATACTAACATTGCAGGACCTTCAGCATCTGCTACTGGTAACGTAACCAACCAAGCAGTTCAGGTGCTTCAAGGTCCTTTTGCTTTGAATACTTTTGGTGCTGGAGTTTCTTGTCAAGGTCCAACATTAAACTTCCAAACCTTCGGATATAATAATACCAATATGAATAATGATCCAGGAAGTTATCAAACTGGTTCATTAAATGTTGGTCTTTCCGCAGGATTTTCCATTCCTCTTGATGGATCACTACAAGAACTTTGCAAAACAAGAGCTAGAACAGAAATTACAAGACAACAAGCAGAAGCGGATAAAGCAAGACTTGACTTTGAATTGGTGAGATTATTGAAGTGTGGTGAAGCAATGAAAAATGGAATTTCATTTCATCCACAAAGTCCTTATGCAAAAATATGTGCTGATATTGTTGTGAAATATCCACGAGTACAGGATGTAGCAAATGGAAATCAAACCAATCCAAATAAGAAGTGAACCACCGCCTATCATTCCAACGATAGAACCTCCCGTAACTCGCAGATCAGAACGAACTGTGATACCTGAAATTGATATGCCTATCGTCAATATGCCAGATACAACTATCAAGTATCCAGTGATTAATGTTCCAACTCAAGAAGAGTTTGATGCTGCAGTCAGAGCAGAACAAAGAAAGCAAGAAGAAGAAAAGGAAGAAAAGACTAGAGGACTTCCTGATACTCAACCAGTTCTACCACAGGTTCAAGTTCCTGTTCAGGATACTCAAGATAATCGGAATATTTCCAATCAACCGTCTACAAATACGAATCTGGGAGTACCAGTCATTGAAGTACCAATCGTCGGGGAAGTTCCAATTCCTCCAAAAGAACAGGTTATACTTGCTGGCACCACTGCTACTGCTTCTGTTGCTGCGGCTCTTGTTGGCAAATCTTTGGTGGAATGGATGGTAGGAAAAATGAAACCTATACTTGAACAGTTATTTGTGAGGGGTAAGAAACTCTTAAGTAGAGATCTTACCACTTATGAACTGCAGGTTTATTTTGCGTTTGAAAAAAGTCAGTCTCTCAAGAAAGTCAATAAGTTACTCAAGAAAGAACAGAAAAATCAAAAGAAAGAACAGTATAAAAAGTTCCATTCAAAGTAATTAGTACTTACCCTCTATACAGTTTTTTCATTCTCTTCCCTCTTGTTTATGTATCCAAACTTTCAATTGTTTTACATACTTTCTTAATATTTCTGCTTGTGATAAGTGCCAGTCATCTCCTGTTTTAGTATATGCCTTGATGTGCTCATCAACAGCATCAAGGCATTTCTTTATTACAGGATTCCAGGGTTCTCGAATTGGAGTATTCCATTCGCGTGGCATAATACCTCATAAATCATTTTTTCTTTCCACCATTCTTTGCTTTTTTAACAGTCGCATTGTTCTGGTTCTGCTTGGATTGTTTAGATCCAGCAGAACCTTTCTTACCTTTATTGGCAGATTTAGACATCATGCGCCTGTGCGAGGTTGTACAAAACCTTCCTCAAGTGCTTCAACTCTTTCTTCTAGAGTTGCTGCGACTTCTTCTGATACTGGAGCAGGTGGTTCTGGAGGAGCTTCTACAAACTCTTCTCTTTTTGGTTCTTCTTTCTTTTCATCTTCATCATCACCACCTTTTTTCATTGTATTGATACCAAAAGTGGCAGCAGATGCAGTGAAGACTGTCGCAATAAATGTGGGATCCATCTTAGATAGAGTACCCGCATAACTTGCGGTAAGGAGAGCAGCAGACCAACCCAAGATACATATACGAATTAGTTGTCCCATAGCATTTTCGTTTTTCTTAGTAGTCATCAGTCCGTGTGATGATGTCCTTCTTATTTAGGAATTAGAACTTAAATTTAACTTTTGCAGCAACAGAGTTATTAGTAACTCCGTTGTTTACGCCATGAGAACCCTCAATGAATAACATTTCTCTATAATCTAGAGAAGCAGTTACATCATAAGAACTATCAGTTCCATAAGAACCCTCTACACTGACACCAAAGAGATTATTTTTCTTACCGCCAAAACGAGTTTCTAACTTAACTCCTACCTCACCAATATGTGTGGTTTGATTGTGGGCTTGAACTGATCTTGCAGACTGAATAGAACCAGTTTCAGTGTAGGCATTTCTTCTTACATTCTGAACAGTATAACCAACAAATGGTTTTACCGATTTGTTAAGATGCCAGTATAAACGATTAGAAATCCACCATTCAGATCCAGTAGTTGATCCTTCATTGATGAAGATGCCTTCTACGGTTCTATTATACTTATAATTACTATTTGCAATCGCAGCATTAGTGTTCAGAGTAAATGTATTACCTCTGAGTTCACTGAATACACCGAAGTGATCTTTAGTTTGTTGTGTACTTGAATCAACACCGTTCAGATTTATGTTAACTCTATTATACTGAAAACCGAGTGTCCAACCTTTAGTTACATCAAACTCAAAACCACCACCGAAAATTTTGGAATCTGCTTTGTAACCATCAGCATTATATGACTGAACAAATCTATTATTCTCAAATATTCTTAATCTTTGTTTACCTGCGGTTGGTTCATGGTTGAGAAGTCCATTAATACCATCATTAATTCCATCAAGAACTTCTAGTTGATCTACACGACCAAAGAGCGAATCATAAGTATGTGAAATTGTAACATCATTCCAGAGTTCATAAGTATCAACAGGAGTTCCATTGGTTACGGTTTCATTTCCAGAAGAATCGGTCGTAGTTGTGACTGGTGTTGTAGTGATGGTTCTGACCATCGGAGTTGTAGTAGTTCTTGCATGATGTCTTGCAATTCTCTGAACACCACTATTTTCAGAAGCATTGTGTTCAGTTAAGGTAATATTTACAACTGGAAGAGTTGATGACTGAACGGATGCCTGAGCAACTGATGGTCTTGTAACTGATGTTGAATCAAGTGCAGTTGCAATCACAGAGGAACTTGTGGTTCCGTTTGAAGAAGAACTTGAAGATGTAGAAGATCCTTCTACAACTGTGGTTGAACTGTCTGCATGGTAAATAGTTGTAACTGGTGTGGATGTTGTTGTGGTTGTTGTAACTGGTGTGGTGTCAAGAACAGTATCGGTATAAGTTCTAGTTCTTGGATTTCCAGATGCATCGGTATCAGTTACCGTTCTAGTGACTGTCCTAGTTCCAGTTGTGGATGAAGAAGCACTTGAAGAGGTTGTAACAGTTCTGGTAACAGCAGTAGCATCAAGAACGGTTGCAGTGACAGTAGAAGTTCCAGTTCCATCAGAGATAGAAGTTGTAACAACTGGTGTTCCACTTGAAGATGTAGTGGAACTATCGGAATAAGTTG